ATGAAGAATGGTACAGTAAAATGGTTCAATGCGGATAAAGGGTTTGGTTTTATTACGGGTGAAGACGGTACCGATGTCTTTGTTCATTTTTCAGCGATTCAAACTGATGGCTTTAAAACCTTAGATGAAGGTCAAAAAGTAACTTATGATGAAGAACAGGGCGATCGTGGCCCCCAAGCAACGAACGTTCAACCACAATAGTAACTGTTGGGCCGAACCATTATCATTAACTGGTTCGGTTTTTATTTGAAGTGACGGGTTGTCAGCTAAACAAGAAAGCTAAGTGGTCGGAATGGATTTTGTAGATGTTTACGGCATTAAGCATGAGAATTGTACGTTAGTTGCACCTGCGCGTGAATATCAGCGGGTCGTTATTTTTATGGACGCATTGGGCCGGCGCTTTGTTGCAATGGGACCGGATCCACAACCAACTAAATATGGAAGTAGTAGCCAACATTGGCATCAAGCACAGCCGAGTGCAGCTCCTGAAGGTTATTTTCATATTGATCAAGAATAACCCTAGCAATTGAGTTACTTAGCTACACTGATGGTAAACATTAGATCGTTAGAAAAAGCCCCAGGGACGTCACACGCACTTTGCGTTGTGCTTCCTGAGGCTTTTTTGTGGGAATAAAAAAATCAGCTTTCACGGTGGATTATCACGGCGTGAAAACTGATTAGTGTGGTTATATGATGGGCAGTCAGGGGTTTGAACCCAACTGAAACATAAACGCTATTAAACCAGTGCTTATGCGGTGTTTCACGTGAGACTTTTTACCTTTGGCTTACCAATTGGCTTACTTTTACTATGAAGTGTTAAAATAGCCCAGTTTCCTCCTGTACTGGAAATGTTTTTTTTAACGTGGTCCACGTGGTCCGGTGGTCCAAACGTTGATATATCAGCACTTCAAAGACCCCTTGACGTGGTCCATATGGTGGTCCAACGTGGTCCACTTGGTAAAAAGTGCCTGAATATGCCAAGTTTAAAAGCCTAAATAATTGGCTAACTTATTGGCCGCCTGTTGATTTTGGCCCTTAGTGACGTGTGTGTAAACATTTAGGGTTGTAGCAACGTCCTCATGGCCCAATCTGGTTTGTACTTCTTTAATGGTGGCACCAGCGGCAAACAAAGCGGATGCGTGACTGTGTCGAAATCCATGTACGGTAATACTAGGGGTTATGTGGTAATCAGTGATGATCCGCTTTAACCACTTACCCGGAGTATTAAGCGATTTAAAACCGTTCTTAGTGTTAGCAAAAACTAACTGATCCGGCTGTAACGTATTAAAACCTAAAAACAAATAATACTCACGTTGCTGTTTATGCCAGCGTTGTAATATTTCTACCGTCGTATTGTCTAAGCTGACAGTGCGGCGGCCCTTTTTTGTCTTAGGGGCTTGAATAATCTGCTTGCCGCGTTTCCCTTGGGTAAGTGTTTTATTAACCCGCAAGGTCTTATGGACAAAGTCAATATCTTGCCATGTCAGGGCTAAACACTCGCCGCGTCGCACGCCTGCAAACGCTAGTACCCGGAAGAGACAATACTTTTCGGGCTCTTTTTGCTGGTCAATGCACTTGAAGAACGTCTTTAGTTGATCGCGATCCCAGAAGTTATCGGGCTTATCACCCCAACTATCAGGCTTGACCGGCATTGTAATCATTCTAGCTGGATTATGTGTGATATAGCCGTGTTTTAAGCCGTATTCAAAGACTGATACCAGATAATTGTACCAACGCTTGTAATTGTACGTGACTTCTTTAAACCATAGATTAACAGCACGCTGGCACTGGTTGACGGTGATGGTTCGTAACCGCTTGTTACCAAACAACGGCAAGATGTGATTATCGAACATACCAGCAGTCCTTGCCCAAGTGCTTTCACGAACGGTATTAATATACTGGTCGTACCATTCATGATAGACGTCAACGAAGAGAATATTGTTATCAACTGGTAAAACCGGTTCTTGCTGTAACTCTACTTCAATTCTGGATAAAGCAATACGGGCAGCACTTTTTGATTTAAAACCCCGCCGCCGGGTTGACTTCTTTTTACCAGTTTGAGGATCAACACCTAAATAAACTTGAAACTGATAACGGGTATTCCCGTCCTTGTCCTGATATTTCTTGATTGTTGCCATTTATAATTTCCTCCATAACGTACCGTGCGGGGGCAGTGTTATGTAGAGAAAAATCATATTAATACTCAAACATAGTTATTAATGATCTTCCAATAAAACATGATTATCTTTTTCGTGCAATGTAAAGCTATATACGCTTCCTTGATTGGGGACGTTAAATACAATAGAGACTTTTTGGGGAAGAGCTATTTTTTTATTCCAATAATTTTCTAAATATATCCCAGTAGCTTGTTTACTAATGGAAGCTCGATTTCTTTCGTTGAGTGACACTAGCCATTTTGTGGTTTTCTCTTCCGACTCGGTTGGTGTATTTAAAAAACCACTACCAACTGGCAAGCCAACAAAAAAGATTGCTTCATTATCAGTATATGAAATTAATTTTACATGAAAAATGTTTTCTTCGGCATCAGCATTATACATAGAATTTTCGACAATTGATTTGTGTATGACTGTTTCTTTTACCCCTATAGCATATATTGCGTCGTTTTTGCTTTTTTGGGCGGGCACTTGAACTATATAATCATCAGGTAAAACCTTAATTATATCATTCGGTGTACAGGTTAAAAAGCGACATATTTTATCAAGGGTATCGAATTGGATACCTGTTGACACGTTTCTGCCTAATACTGATAGTGTGTTCATTGAAATACCAGTAGCCTTTGAAATGTCTGTCAGAGTAAAACCTTTCGATTTTGCCAGCTTTTTCAAATCTATTTTAATCAAAACAATCACTTCCTTATATTTAGAATATACAACAACTCGTACTTGACTGCAAAGGCTAAAAAAAATAACCGCAGATAGTCATTTTTTATTGAACCATGCAGTAATTTATGTTACTGTTTAAATGTAATCGAGAGGGGGTGAATTTATATGAACAGCACAGAAAAAAGTTGGCTTACATACCAGCAAGTGATGGAAGAACTTCATATTGGTAGTGTGAATACAGTCTACAAGATGATTAATGACGGTTTAAAGGTAACTAGCATTGGTAGACTAAAACGTATTGAACGCAAAGAGCTAGATAAATATTTAGCCTCAAAAACAATTTAATTGCACCATGCGGGGGCAGAATAATTTTAAGGAGGTGATTTCATGATGGCAACAGCAATCTTATGGGCAATCAAATTTATAATTGTGTCGTTTGTCGGCAACGTGGTGGTTAAGTTAATCAAGAACCCACGTCGGTATTTTGGAATGTGAGGTCAGTCGCATGGGAGAGCATACAAAAAAAGACCTACTTTACTTTGGACGGTAGTAGGTCAGAAAGAAATAATCAAAAATATGCTTTCCCTTATTTTAACACGTTAGCACGGTTATATGAAGGGAATTTGTAATGAAGAAAACTAAAGATTTAGATGAACTAGTGTTTGAGGCTGGATCACTCGTAACTTCAATAGATGCTTTAGATGATTTTGTCTATGACTACTTCGTTAATAAAAATATTGATCATTCCGAAAAATTGAGTGGACTAATCACTGTCATAAAGCAATATGCAGAAAATCACTATACAGATATTGATGATCTTAATACGTTTGGCGGTGATGAACAATGAAAGAGTTCGCAACGCTTGATAAAGCAATTGAGCTGGCCCAGCAAGGCTATGCGGTTTACCCACTGATTGAAAACACGAAGAAGCCACCTAAAGGGGTGGCGGGCTACCAAGCCGCAACTAGTGACCAGAACACCATCTTTGCATGGTTCAAAAAGCACCCGACTTACAACTTAGGCTTGCGCCTAGATTTATCGGATTTATTAGTTGTTGACATTGATATGCACGAGCCAACTAAAAACGGTCGGACTAGCTTGGCACAACTATTTAAGCAAGGACAGACGTTGCCGAATGATACCTACATTGAACGGACGGCTAACGGTGGCGTGCATTACTTTTTGAAATACACGGGTGCTAAGGTTCGCAAAGTTGACGTTTGGCCCGGGATTGACTTGTTAAGTGACTTCACGGTGATTGCACCAAGTGAGATTAACGGCAAACCGTATGAACCCTTAGACGGCCGAACATTAGCTGATATTAAGCCGGCTCCTCAATGGTTAGTCGATAAGTTGGTGGACCAAAAAGTGAACTGGTCGTCAGAACACGCCTGTACAACACGCCAAAAGAAGTATACCGGTCGCTTGTTAGATGAAATGGTAACCGGGACAACCCAAGGCAATCGCAACGCTTGGTTAACTAAAATTGCTGGTCGAATGTTTGGTGTCGGTGCCGATCCCAAGACAGTTTATAACATGCTGTCAGTGATTAATGATTCGTTCGTTGATCCGGCACTACCAAGCAAGGAAGTTAATGTGATTTTTCAATCCATTTTAAAACGAGAGAGTAAGGGGGTTCATTAATGGGCAAAGCAATGGATTTACCAGCAGAGACCCGAGAAGCGGCCAACAATGTTATCAAAATGCAACGTGACGCTGATTGGCAGAACGATTTCAAAAAGAATTCGGACGATGGAATTAAAACACAGTCTCTTTACAATATCCGCTTAATTATGGAACATGACGAAATGTTGAAAGGACTAGTTGTCTTTGACGAGTTCTCGGAACAAATTGTCAAAACACCACAAGCAGACAATTCACTGTTCAAAAAAGGTTTGTGGAATGATAGTGATGACACGTTATTGAGAAGTTATATTGAAGATCATTACAACTTGTTATTCAGCAAGGAAAACATTACCGACGCGGTAGTTACAGAGGCACGCCGCAAGACAATCAATCCGGTTAAGGCTCGTATTGAAGCGGTAGAATGGGACGGCCAGCCACGTGCTGAACGTTATTTCATTGATTACTTAGGTGCCGAAGATAATCACTACACCCGCACCATCACTAAGAAATGGCTAACTGGTCTTATTGCCCGGGCCTATGTTCCCGGAGTTAAGTTTGAAATTGTCCCTATCTTAGAGGGAAGCCAAGGACTTGGCAAAAGTACGGCTGGTAAGAATCTATACCCGGATAAATTCAATGATTCGTTGAAAGGAATGGGTAAGCAGAAAGACGATTATCAACAGTTGCAAGGCAGTTGGATTATTGAAGTTGCCGAGCTTTCCGCCATGAAAAAAACGGACATTGAGGGAATTAAAAATTTTATTAGTGCACAGTCCGACACGTATCGGAATAGTTATGGCCGCTATGCGTTACCGCACCCACGTAAATGCGTATTTATTGGCACAACTAACCAAACCGACTATTTAAAGGACGCCACCGGTGAACGGCGCTTCTATCCAATTAAATGTGGGGTCAACAAGGCCAAATTAGATGTATGGCACCCGGACGAGAATTACATGCTTCAAGTATTGGCGGAGGCCGCGTACTGGTTTAGGAATGGCGAACCGCTATATCTGGATCAGGCCACCATGAAAGAGGCTAAGGCGTATCAGATGGCTGCGGAAGCTGTCGAACCTATGCGAGATGCCATCGAAGAGTTTTTAGCAATGGAAGTTCCCACAGATTGGGAAAACATGAGTACCAGCTTAAAACAAAGCTATGTCAGTGATTACGGCCATCATTCTAAGTGGTTACAAGATCAAGTTAGTAATGAACGGAAACTACTCAACCAAACAACAACTCTTGAAATCATGGAAGTTGTCTTCCGTAAAACAGTCGATCGTTTTTTAACCGGGCGAACAAACTCGGAAGCTAAGCGAATCAAGCTATTAATGGACAATATGGACGGCTGGGAAGCTAAAAGAATTAGAATTAATGGCAAGCAACCGCACGGATATGTCCGCGTACAATGATCGAAAACACCAAGTGTTCCACGTGTTCCGGGTAATGTTCCACGTTAGGGGGCCTTTAAAGTGTTGATATATCAACGATTGTCCACGTGTTCCACGTGTGCCACGTTAAAACAAACATTTCCAGTACAGGAAGAGAATAAAAGGAGTATAAAATAATGAAAATTAAGATGGTACATGCTGACAATATGGAGGAGTTATTTGCACAAGTTTCGGAAGTCAACAAAGCACAAGATATTGATGACGAACTGTTAGATGTAGAATTTGATTTTATTAAGGTGAGCGATTCAAAAGTGATTTATTGCGAAGCATTGGTTTATAGGACTGGTGATGAAGATGAAGAACTATAATCTAAGCCGCCTAAATGAGCGGGTACAGTTTGGCACCGTCAAGTCTGTTCAGAACCCAATAAACGGCACAACCAAGCAACAATTCGTGCCACTGTTCACTGTCTGGTGTGGTGAGTATACGTTGACCATCAGTAACACTATTAGTCTTACTGGTACGACTGCGACAACTAACCAGCTAATTGCAGTGCGCCATGACGACCGGATCACGACAACTTTGGAAGCAATATTAGATGGGGTTACGTATAAGGTTGCTGGTGTTAGTTCTGATAGTGATATGAATGCTTATGACGTGGTCACACTAACTAAGGTCAACGGCCATGGCTAAGCCAATGAAGCAATGTGAGCACCCGGGTTGTCGGACGTTGGTTGCCTATGACACACGCTACTGCGAGAAGCACCGCAAAGCTACCAACAAGTGGCGGTATCATAAACGCATGTACGATTCTGACGAAAGCAAGTATCAACAGTTCTACAAGTCGTCAGCATGGCGCAAGTTGTCACGGCGGTTCCTTGAAAGAAATCCGGTATGCGTGCAATGTTACCAAGATGGGGTGATCCGTAAAGCCGATGTGGTCGATCATGTTATCGAAATCAAAGACGATTGGTCAAGGCGACTTGATGAAAGCAACCTACAGCCATTGTGCTACCGACACCATAACCGAAAAACGGGATTGGTTAGAGAACAACGGAAACAACAAACTAAATAATCAATGAGTGTCGTGCTGAAAGGTACGGCGCTTTTTAGTCTGCTAAATTAACCCTATTACATACTATAACAGTAAATGTTCATTTTAACGTGGCACACGTGGCACACGTGGAACAAACATTGATATATCAACACTTTAAATACTGCCTAACGTGGAACATACGTGGCACAACGTGGAACACACCTGTCGTAACGCACTAACTTGGTGCACTAGCTGACTCGCTAAGATGACGTGACAGGTCGCTTGTGCTACCTAAGCTTAACTTAGGCAATAGATCTGCGCAATACTGCGCTGAACTTTCAGCCGAGCTACTAAGCGGAGTTTTCCGCTGACCTAACCAACCCGCATTTTGCGTCTACGTTGCCAAAAGTGGCAATTGGCTGCGCCAAGTTTTCGGCCAAGTGAACAATTCGGCTGAGTTGGACAGCAAAGATGTTTCCTCACAAGTGCGGAATACTACCCTAAATTTTCGGGTGAGTTAGTGAGTAGATATTTTCGACTTGCAATTCAAGTTGGCGGCTTAATTTTCGGCCACGAGACTAATTCAAAACATCATGACAGCCCAGAAACGTTGATATGGGGGGCTATGGTCGACCAAAAAGGAGCGGACAGCATACTTTTGTGTTTATAAAAGTCCCTTTTTAACTTTGATTTTTTGCTTATTTTGCTGGATTGTGAAATATCACTACTAATAATGCGAAATTTAAACAAATAGCCAGTCAGGGGGTTACATGTAAACATATACATGTTATTATTTGCACTTTTTAGAGATATGTGCGATAATATAGATATAATAAACGGATTTTGGATATATGTGAATTTAAGCTACCTCAGCCATGCTGTGGCGGCTTTTTTGTACGTAAACTTAAACGAAAGGAGTGCTCCGAATGAGCCGAAAAGTAAAAGCCTTATCTAGTATGAAAAAACATTTAACCAATGACGAACGTGATCAACGCAAGGACGCTGAACGGGCCCTGTTTGATTATCCGGTGCTTGATTTAACCCCACCAGATTGGTTACATGATCGGGCCTTGACTGAATGGCAACGGGTAGCGCCTTATTTAAAGGCCAATACTCCAATTAGTGAACTTGATCGAGCCATGTTAGCCAGTTATTGTCGCGCTTATGCAACGGTACAGACTTGTGAGAATGATATTCGTAAGAATGGACTGGTACAAACTAATCAAGAGACTGGTGTACGTAAGCCGAACCCTTACGTGGCCTTGCAGTCACAAGCGATGAAAGATTTAAAAGCCTTAGCCAATGATTTAGGCATGTCGCTATCGAGCCGGGCCCGCATGGAATTAAACAAGCAAAAAGATGAGACACCCGAAGATACTTTCGAGGCGATGTTGTCATGATTGAATACGTTGATCAAGTCTTGTCGGGCCAAGTGTTGGCTGGTCAAAAGATTAAATGGGCGTGTGAGCGATTTAAACGCGATTTAAGCCGTTCTAAGGAAACTAGCTTCCCGTTCTACTATGATGAAGACAAAGCGGCACAAGCGGTTAAATTTATCGAATTAATGCCGAAGACTGACGGTAGCCAACTCACCATGCAACCCTTTCAAAAATGGATTATTAGTGAGCTGTATGGCTGGCGTGAAAAAACTACTGGTAACCGCCGTTATGATCGGGCGTTCATTAGCATGGCACGAAAGAACGGTAAAACCTATCTGGCTTCTGGTATGGCCGCTAATGGCCTTTTAAGAGAACGTCAGCCCGCCCGCAACCGACAAGTATTATTCGTCAGCAACGCCCTTAAGCAAGCTAAATTGGGCTACGATATGCTTTCAAGTGGTTTACGGCAAGTCCGCAAGCAATCGAAGTACATGCGGCAACGGATTAAGGTACAGAAGCAAGCCATTACTGACTTAGAAACTGATTCGCAAGCCTTGGCCCTTGCCAGTGATACCAGTACGCTTGATGGTTATGCCGGGACTACTGTTATTTTAGATGAATGGCACGAAGCTAAAGACCGCAAGGTGTACAACGTTTTAAAGTCTGGTCAAGCACAAGAGGATAATTCTCTACTGGCGGTAATCTCCACCTCGGGCCTTAACCTTAATGTCCCAATGCACGCCGAGTATGACATGCTGACGGACGTTTTAAAGGGCAAGACTGAAGCTGACCGTTACTTTGTGGCAATCTGGGAACTGGACGACCGCGAAGAAGTTTACGATCAAGCTAATTGGATCAAGGCCAACCCGTTATTCAGTGAACCACACGTTAAACAACGCATGACGGAAAAGATTCAGGCCGATGTTGACCTTGCTATCAAGCAAAATAATCTCATTCCGGTACTGGTTAAGAACTTCAATATGTGGTTGCAAGCTAGTGAGGATAGTTATATTTCCGCGGACGATTGGGCCGCTGGTAGATTGGCAAAGGTGCCCGACTTACATAATCGTGACGCCTATATTGGCATTGATTTATCAAAAAGTAATGATTTGACCGCGGTTAGTTGGCTCGTGCCAATTGGCAACGGTCAGTTTTATTGTGATAGTCATTCGTTTGTTGGCACGAAGTACGGACTGGATTCTAAGATTAAACGTGATGGGATTGATTACCGGTCAATGGAGCGCGCTGGTGAGTGTAGTATTACTCGCCTTGATAGCGGTGTGATTGATTATGATGAGCTATTCGACTACGTGCAAAATCTGGTCGGTCAATATAACTGGAAAGTAAAAGCCATCGCGTATGACCCGTACAATGCGCAGACCTTGATTACTAAGTTTGAAAAACTCAATTATCCATTATTTGAAGTGCGACAAGGCACCAAGACTTTGAATATTCCCACCCGTAACTTTCGTGACCAGCTTTACGATGGCAAGATTAAACATAACGGTAACAAGATTCTCGCTTATGCGGTCAATAACGCCATCTTGAAAGTGATAAACAATGGCTGGCAACTTGATAAGGCACGCAATAGCAACCGGATTGACCCGGTAGCAGCCTTAATTAATTCTTACGTTGCCGGTATGGACTATTACCAAGAAAGTGAGGATCAACAACATGCAGAAGATTACTACAAAACAGCGACTGCGGCAGATCTGTTCTGATTATGTACAAACGATCTTGTTGGTGCTTGGCTTAATCTGCTTAGTGATTGGTTTTGGTTGCTGGATCAGCTGGCAAGCGGGATTAATATTGGCTGGTATAGCCATGATTATGCTGGCCTTGATAATTAATTATGAAAAGCAAAGAGGTGATTAAATGAGTTTCTTCGTTAAAAGCAGTACCACCAGCGGCACGCATGATCCGGTAGCTGACGCCTTGGTTAGTTTATCAAGCAATGACCCGTATACGTTTGTGAGTGCGGCGGTGTTGCGTAATAGTGACATTTACGCGGCAATTAACATTATTGCGAGCGACATTGCCAGCAATCCAATTGTTTGCGATACGGCCATTTTTAACACGATGATTAATCAGACCCCCAATAGCCAAATGGACGGCTACCATTTCAAATATGCGTTGGCGGCCAACCTGTTACTCAATGGCAATAGTTTTGCGGAGATTTTGCCTAATCACACACTTAAATTTGTGCAAAATAACCAAATGACAGTTGAACAAGATGACGTCAGTGGGGCGTTGACCTACACCTATACCCCAATTGGCGGTAATAGTCGTCAGATTGCGCCTAACAACATTTTACATTTTAAATATTTCACCAAAGACGGCGTATCGGGAATTAGTCCTCTATATGCCCTCAAAGATGAGCGCCAGATTCAGTCGGCCGGCAATAAATTGCTAACCGGCTTTTTTACTGCTGGTGTGCACGGCACCACGATTATTAAAGTCCATCAATCTGATTTAGGGCCGGAAGCTAAGGGCAATATTCGCAACCAGTTTGATGAAGCCAATACGGGTGACAATGCGGTAAATACGATTGTGACTGACGATACCATGGATATTAGCAACTTGTCCTTAAATACCGATGTATTAAAGCTGGTCAATTCTAATGACTGGACGACCCGACAAATTGCTAAGGCCTTTGGCTTACCACCGGAGCGCTTAGGGGTTGAGAACGATCATTCTAACCAAGAGCAAAGTGGCGTGCAGTATCTGCAAGGCACGTTGCAACATTACTTTGATAGCTTTACCAGCGAGCTATCATTTAAGCTTGGTCATGACTTCACGTTTAATACGGACAAGCTATTAAGCCTTGACCCGCAAACCCAGCAAGCCCAAGCCGTGGCCGGCTATACGGGCGGTATTATGAGCCGCAATGAAGCGCGGGCTAAGATTGGCTTACCACCAACTGACGATGGCAATATTTTCCTAAACTTACAAAAGAATGGAGTGAATACGAGTGAAGAATAAGCAACGATTTACCTTGGCGGCTGAACTGAAAGCAGAAAAACGCGACGCCGTCCCAACCGAACCCGAAAATCAGGATCAGTCCAATTCAGGTGAACCAGCCACGCAAGCCCAACAAGTTGACGGCAAGCCAGTTATTTCTGGTTATGCCGTGGTGTTCAATAGCCCCTCATTGAAAATGAGTACGAATGATGGCACCGAATTTGTTGAAATGATTGATCCCGCCGCCCTTGATGGCTTGGATTTGTCAAAATTAGTCCTATTGAATAGTCATAATTGGGCGCAACCGTTAGCCCGGGCCGACAACGGCACCCTTACCACGAGCGTTGATGATACGGGTTTAAAGTTTACGGCGGAGCTAGACCCTAGCGTTAGTTATGCGATGGATACGTATAACAATATTAAAAATGGGGTAATCGGTGGGTGCTCGTTTACCTTTGATTTAGACAATGGCGATGATACTTGGACGCAAGATACTGCGAGCGGTCAAGTTACCCGAACGGTCAACCATATCAAAGACTTATACGAATTAACGACTACGGCTATTCCAAGTTATGGACAGTCGAGTGTTCAGCAAGTAATTCAAATTGAAAGTCGTAGTTACGAAAAATTTATCAATCAAGAAAAGGAGCCTGATAATATGGCAAAGCAAACAATTATTGATCCAAACACGAATGAAGATGACAACAAGACCGGTGTTCCTGCCTTTGAAGCTTATGTACGAAGCCACGGTGAAACCCGAGACGGCTTGAATACGAGTGGTGCCAGTGCGGTTATTCCCAAGGAACTAATTACTCCCGTTTTCCAATTAAAGCAATCTAATTACAACCTTGCCCAATATGCAACGGTTAAGCAAGTTTCTAGCGGTTCCGGGACTTATCCAATTGCTACTAGCCGACAATCTGCGGTATTGGCTACTAAGGAAGAACTAGCGGACATTGCCGACGTTAACGCAAACATGTTTACGGAAGTGCCGTTTGACGTGAAGACCCGGGCGGGTAAGATTGCCTTGTCTAATGAAGTGGTGGAAGACGCCGAGGTTGATATTGTTAGTGAAGTCAAAACGCAATTACAACAATTGGTTGATAACACGGACAACACGCAGATCATGGGACTGTTAACGGGTAGTAGCTTTACTAAAGCAACGGCTGCCAATATTGATGATCTTAAAAAGATTTTCAATGTGACGTTAGATCCCGCTTTGAGCAAGATGTGGCTAGTGAACCAATCCGGGTTCAATTACCTTGATACCTTGAAAGATTCCGAAGGCCGTTACTTATTACAGCCGAACCCAACGGCACCCAGTGGTTTCACCTTATTAGGGGCACCAGTCGTCATGATCAGTGATAAATTACTGGCTAACAACGCCGACGGGACGTTCCCAATGATTGCGGGGGACTTATCACAAGCCGTGGCTGTTTTCCGGCGTAACCAAGTAACTGCCCAATGGGACAAGTTCGACCAGTTCAGCCAAGGGCTATCAGTGATCGTGCGGAATGATTATGAAGTGATTGATAAGACCGCTGTAATTAACGTGGCGTTAGGAACCGCAACTGCTGGTAAATAATCGTACCCACTTCTGGGCACGGCTATACAAAGGGGTGTCCATTTTAGACACCCCCTATACATAAATTAAAACTAAGGGGGGCACGATTCGTTACCCCCCCTAAAAAGGAGTGATTACATGGCTGTAACAGTTGATGACATTAAACTAAGCCTAAGGATTGACGTAACCGAAGATGATCCAATGATTCAAAGCTATTTAGACGCCGCTAAGGACTACGTGCAGACGGCCGTTAGCAAGAATGAAGATCTGACTGTCTATAAACAGTACGATTTTGCGGTGTCCTTGCTGACACAATTCTGGTATCAAAACCGAGTAACTGATATGACAAAAACACCGTATCAAGTTGTCAGCATGATTCAACAATTGCGCGGCTTAGTAACCGGATAAGTTTTAAAGTGAATGTGTTTCATGTGAAACAATTATAAGTGAAAATATTTGTTTTAAGTGTTATAATATAAGTATTCATTGTGTTGATATTAGTCGGAACGGGGGTGTAATAGCCCCGTTTTTTAATACATATATCTGGAACCAGAAAGTGTGATTCCAATGCGCCAAGATGTTAAGAAAATTCGTAATTTATTAAAGCAATATGCCAAACTAAAACGTGATTTGACGGCTTTTAATCAAGTTTCTAGCCCCTCATTCGATGGAGTATCAAGCCATAGCAGCCGAAACGGTGCTGAAAGCCGCCTGATAAACCATGTTGACCTGTCTTACCAGCTAAAAGAGGTCGAAGACGCCCTCAATGCAATTGATGATCCACAATATCAATTTATCTTACATGATTACATTATTGAGAAACGTTTCAGCCGGAATGAAGCCTGTGAACAATTATCGGTTAGTGTTAGTAAGTTTAATTACCTAAAGAACCAGGCCCTATTAACTTTTAAAAATATGTATATTTAATAAATACTATATGTAGTATCTATTCCCTTGATTATTGCTACATGTTTGATATGTCAAGGATGGACAATTCATTTCTTTTCATTTCTTTGGAATTATAGTTTAAAATAACAGTAAAGAGTAGTAGTATCAAGATGAAGGAGGGAATTATTATGACAATGATGGATCTAGCACATCACATAATTGCTGTTGCACACAAAAACAACATTCCCGTTACTAATTTGCAACTTCAAAAAGTCATGTTCTTTTCACTTAAACATGCCATGAATGATAACCTTTTACCACAAGAAGTCATAGAAGAAATGTACGACCGTCCGTTTCTTGTTTGGAGATATGGCCCAGTTGTCGAAGATGTATACAATGAATTTAGTGTTTATGGGGCTACCCCTATATTAGATGACTATACATTAGTGAATGAATTAGACAATGAGGGATTTAATTGTGAAATCTGTGATTTGTTGAAACAGAATGTTTTCAAGTTAGTACGAGAGAGCCATCAAGAAAGTTTTTGGAAAGAAAACGAAAGTCAAATCCTTTTTGGCCGTGGAAACGCGAGGTATCAACTTGATGACGTCAAGAAACAGTGATAATCAAATTAAAAAAGAAAAACTAGTAAAAGCACTTGATGCCTCAATATCAAGTGCTTTTACTAGAAAATACAAAGAAATTATAGCTAAGTTTGATGGAAGTGAGTATAATTCTGTAGATAGGCAAAATAAAGCATTAGAAAAAGATTTAAACGAATTGGTTGAAGATGCAAAAGAGTTGGATCCTAAATTCTTACCGTATGCGTCAATTACAGCAATAATTTATAGGGCTAAAAATACGACGGACCTGCCAAATTATTCCCAGCAGATAAAGCTATGTATGAAAGACGTGATAAGGGATTATAAAGGAGATAATCTTAACGGTGTTGAGTGTGTGATTAAGTTAATAGAACACTTCGACCTTGCTACAAATCAAATGAGTGATTTATACAGTAGGCAAGATAAAGAAATTAAAGAAGTGGAAAGCAATTTAAGTAATCAAAATGATACTTTGAAAAAGAACAAAGGTGATTTAGAAGAAATTGTAAAACAGGTAAACGGTGTAGAGACAATAAAGGGTACTATTTATACAGAATTCATCACCATATTAGGTATATTTTCAGCATTTATTTTTGGAATCTTTGGGGGGTTCCAATCAATAAATACTACACTCAAGATATTTGAAAAGAACAGGTTAATTGGCAAACCATTAATGATGTCTGCTACAATAATGATTGCTCTTATGATTATTCTCTATATGTTTATTGGTTGGTTGGGTCAAATTGTAGGGAGACCCTTACGAAGGGCATGCTATAAATGTAAAGAAAATGGCAACCAAGAATGTGTTCATATTTTTAGGCATTTAATAATAAGGCATATCGGCTTTTCAGTGGGGATATTTGCAATGATGATTGTTTTTGCTATAGGGCTTGTCTTAGCGTTAACTCATCACTAA